TTCAGTATCAGGTACAATTGACAAAGGTATTCTTGCATCAGTGTCTGATGTTAATATATCTGAATTGGTCAAGGCATTGAAGTCAAAAGACTTTACGGCCTGTCGTAAATGGGTCACAGGCAATCTGGACAATGATGCGACCACCTTGTTTCGTAAATTGTATGAATCATTGTATGAATCATTGGAAGCCAATTCTGTGCCACAGATGGTTGTTATTATTGCCAAGTATCAATATCAGGCAGCCTTTGTTGCAGACCATGAGATTAATCTTATTGCCTGTTTAACAGAAATCATGGTTGAGTGTGAATTCAAATGAGTCCGTTTGACTACGTTGACTTCATTTTCCGCAAGAAAAAACCAGACGGAGACCTAGACTTTGTAGACTATGCACCATTCATTGTAAATCGTTCACTGTCCTATCACATGGATTGTGTACTTTATGCAAATGAAATGAATCTTTATCCAGGTACCGATAAGGACATACAGTACCAATATTTTCTAAATAGTATTAGACCTATGAAACGAGGATTTCAACCTTGGCAAAAGTCCAAAACTGACGAGAATATTGAGTGTGTGAAAGCCTATTTTGGTTATTCTAACGCCAAGGCCAAAGAGGCCCTACGTATTCTCTCCGATGAACAAATCGCTGTAATAAAAATAAAAACAGACACCGGCGGAGTGAAGAATAATGGTAAATCTTAATGACCTAATTGAAGTAACACTGAATGAAAAAGATGATTTTCTAAAGGTACGTGAAACACTAACACGGATCGGTGTAGCTTCCAAAAAAGAACAAATTCTATATCAATCATGCCACATACTCCACAAACGTGGACAATACTATGTGGTACATTTCAAAGAACTATTTGCACTAGATGGCAAACTAACAGACATTTCAGAAAGTGACTTGGCTCGTAGGAATGCTATTGCCAACTTGTTAGAAGATTGGGGATTGGTCAAACTGGTAAATCCAAAACAAACTGAAGTGCCAGAACCTATTTTCTTATCACAAATTAAAATCATTTCTCATAAAGAAAAGAACGAATGGCAATTGGTGCCAAAATACAATATAGGTAAAAAACCAAATAATAATTAAGGAGTGGTAATTATGGAACTGTTGAATGGATTAGGATATCTATGGATGATATTCTTTATTATGATGTCTGCTGGTCTTGCAAAAGAATATAACCTTTTCGGGTCAGCATACTCTTATGTCAAAAAAGCTTTTGGTTCAAATAAATTTGTTGTCGTTATACTAAGTGCAATTGGTGGTGTACTACCGATTGAGGGTAGAGTAACAGTATCCGCTGGACTACTGGACACCGTGGCACCAAAATGTGGCCATGGTCGTGAGAAGATGGGTATATTAGATTATCTGTCTACACACCACTATTATATGTGGTCACCTTTGGAAAAGACTGTGGTTCTTCCTATCGCTGTCTTTGGTCTTACCTACGCAACATTTATTGGTATGATTGCACCACTACTTGTAGTCAGTTTTGTTTTCATTTCTGCCTACATTTGGACGCAGATTAAAGATGAAGAAATCGTAATTGAAACTTCTGATTCTTTTAAGATAAGTGAAATCATCAGGAATGTTTTTCCGATGATTGTTGCAATCGGTTCTTACATATACCTTGGCGGTGAAAGCAATGTATTCACAATCTTTGGATTATTGACCTTATATTATGTGTTCTTAACAAGACAATGGAACATCAAGAAACTACTGAGTTACATTAGTTGGGATGTTTTAGGTACAGTAGCTGTTGTTATTGTATTGGGTAATTTCTTCAAGTCGCATAATGCAGAGTATGTAGAATTCATCAAGAACAGTATGTTTGATCCACATACATTAACTGGAATGGCTTTAATTAGTCTTACTGGATTTGTTGTGAGTTTCCTAATGGGTAGTTCTGGTAAGTTTATTGCCATTGCCGTATTGATGGCTCAAGTCTTTGGAGTAGAATACTTCATGTGGTTCTTTGCTGTAGACTATGCAGGTTATCTATTGAGTCCTACTCACAAGTGTGTTATGATTGGTAACCGATATTTTGGTACAACATTAAAAACCTACTATACCGCACTAGTAAGTTGGGCAATATTGCTTTTAACCACCGCCGGTCTCTTTACTTTTGTATAAATATATGATATAGTCCTAGTCCCTTGGGATGGGAAAAAAGGTGCTCCACCTACCTTAGGAGCGTTATCAAATCGGGCACAACGATATGGTGTCTCTGGAATCCGTAACCAGAACCTCAACCGATACGCCTTCGGGGTATCAATTTTTAATCTTGCTTTTAGGAGAAAACTATGACAAATCTTATGAAAGAATTGTTCAATACCGATTTAGGTAAATTTCAATCATTCACTGTTGGTTTCAATGACACAATGGAACTCATGCGTGAAGCAGCTGCGGCCGCTGCAACAAAAGCCATAACTTATCCCCCATACAACATCAAACAAATAAAAGAGAACAAGTACGTCATTGAGATGGCCGTTGCTGGTTTTGCTAAGTCTGATATTGAGATGACTTTAGAGGGTAATAAACTCGTAATTAAAGCTGCAGCTAAAGATGATGATGAGGAAGAATATCTATTCAAAGGTATTGCCAACCGTGGATTTGAACGCACCTTTACTCTTGCAGATAAAGTAGAAATTCAAGATGCAGAGATGATGAATGGTATGCTTAGGATTTGGCTAGAAAATATGGTCAAAGTACAAGACGCCATTAAGAAAATCACCATCAAGGAAACTGCTGAAAAATGATTCGATTAATTACCAACCTATTCAAGCGAATGTGTGGTGATTATGGAAATGATTTAGAATCATATATCACCTCAAGAAACCCTAAAAACGAAGGCGATGTTGAAAGACTGACACTAGAGTACAATTCCAGACTGATACAAAATAGGTACTATTAAGTATTAAGTGGAAAACAATAAGGGATTGCTTGACAATCCCTTTTTTTACCTATATAATACTCATCATGAAAACAGTAAACTCAACCATCAAAAAAGTTCGTGTGAAAACCACACAGGAAATTTACTATGTTTGTTCACCAGAATCCAAAGAGATTGATGGTGTTCAATTCGTATATGTAATCAAGAACACCGGTATCCGTGAGACACCAAAATTGATGCGTAAAGAATCCTTAGAGTATATCAAATAACAGCCCATATAGCTTAATGGTAAAGCAGGCGACTCATAATCGCTTGAGTGGGAGTTCAATTCTCTCTGTGGGCACCATTTAAATTGTAACTTATAGTTCTGAAAATAAGTTTGGATAAGTTGAATGAAACAAAAATTTCGTGATGCGTATATGAAAGTGGCCGAGACATTCGCTGAATTGTCCTCGGCTAAAAGACTTCATGTTGGTGCCATTGTGGTCAAGGACGACAGGATAATTTCTATTGGTTACAATGGCATGCCTTCTGGTTGGGACAACAACTGTGAAGATAAAGAATACATGAGCGTAGATGCCGGAGGTTGGTTAGATCCTAATGAGATTTATGAACAATGGCCGATGCAAGAGCAACAATTACCAAAAGAAGATAATCGTTGGCTTCGTTATAGATTGAAAACTAAACCAGAGGTACTACATGCTGAAACAAATGCAATTGCCAAGTTGGCTAAATCTACCGAATCTGGTAACGGTGCTACTATGTTTGTTACCCATGCTCCATGTTTGGACTGTGCAAAACTTATATTCCAAAGTGGCATTAACAGTGTTCTATACCGGAACTCTTACCGGTCTGATGATGGTATCAATTTTCTGGCCAAAGCTGGGGTCCTTGTGGAGAAACTAAATAAGTCGGAGTTCTAGTGATTTAATCTAACTTACAGGAGACTTACATGAATATAAAAGTAGTGAATTGTCCTGATAAAGATTTTAGACCATATATAGAACGAGCCGCAGAATATTTTTCCAGTGAATTAATACCTAATAAACGAATAAGAAACAACTGTTATACACTTATTTGTTTCAACGATAAGATTACAGAATTTGGTTATGCTGAGATAATAGGTTACAATACACTGAATAGAGCTAGAGAATTCAAAGTAGAAATACATCCTGGTATTGGTGCAAGAAACATATTAGAAACATTGGCACATGAAATGGTACACATTAAACAATATGTGGACGGAGAATTAAATGATAGTCTGACGAATTGGCGTGGTAAAAAAGTCAATTCAGATAATATAGATTATTGGATACAACCGTGGGAACTGGAAGCAATGGGTAGAGAACAAGGGTTATTAACAAAGTTTACCATCAACGAAAATTTGTGGGAAATCTTTGAAGGATTTAGAAATCCAACACTACCAATAGAAAATATTCCTATTAAATGGAAAATAATTTAAGAAAACCGCTTGCCAAAAGCAAAAAACTCCTATATAATAACACTATGAACAATTTAAAACACACCTCCTTTTTAGCGCAGCAAGAGTATCGCACGATTAGTTCACCTAATTGCGCCGATATGCCATGGCTTGTGGACAGGGGATTTGTATAAAGTAATAGAAAAATACTACAAACAAAAAACCCCTAGGCCTTAAAATCTAGGGGTTTTTTGTTTTGGTGTTGTCATTTTACAACAACCAACTTGACAAGAGGTCATTTCTGATGTACACTCTTGTTTGTTCTTTAAAAATTTGTTGTAGTTTATTGGGGTATAGCATAGTGGTAGTGCAGTGGGCTTTGAACTCACCAGTCCTTGTTCGATTCAAGGTACCCCAGCCATATAAAAACACACTGGCAATCGCATATCTAGTTGCAAGCGGTGACCACCGAAAGGAAGATACCTAGTGTGTTTCTATATGGAAGATGATGCAGCGGGGTTGGTCCTGCGACCAGCCTTGAAAACTGGGTTCTCTTAACAGGGATGGGGTTC